CCCTTCACGGTTCGCTTGAGCTCGGCCCACTATGCCGCCGTCATTCGCCTGTCGCAAAAACTTGGCGTCAGCATCACGACTATCGTTCGGCTCGCGGTGGCCCGGTTTATCGACGAGGAAAGTCATCCCGCCCGGCAAAGGCGCCTCGGTCAATAGTCCTCGAGCATGATCGTGCCCGTACTCGTCGAGCCGGTAATGGTCGCGGCCGTCGTCGAGAGCGAAGTAACCAGGGAAGCCGAGACAGTGCTCGACGCGAAAATTCCCGGCGTATTCAGAAACGCGGCCGGATAGGTATAGCTCGCGGTCCCGACGCACGCGGCTAGGTGAATCATCACCCGCTTGTCTGACGCGCCTTGCAATGGTTCAGAAAACGTCGCGCTCCCCGACGTCGAGCAGCTAACAGGAGTTTGCAGCGTACCGAGAGCCAGAATCGGCGTGACGGTCGCCTGTACCGGGCTCGTAACTGGCGAGGTCGTCGGCAAAAACGGAAGGCATATCGTTCCCGGCACAACCATCCAACCATAGGCATAGATGGTCTGATTGGTCGCCACGAGCGCGGCGAAAGCGAGTGTCTTAGTAAGTTGCGTAGTCGGCGCCGCAGTAAAAGCGTATTGCGTCCAATTCGTCGTGGTTATGGTCGCCCCGATGAAAGCACTCGAGCCGGCGTTGCCCATCAAGAATTGCAGCGACTCGCCGCCCGCGGCGCCTTTCAAAAAACCGCACGCCGTGTAGGTCGTGCCCGACACAAGGTTCGGCACTGTCGGCGCGTTTACATAGGAGCCCCCATTGAACGCGGTTTGTATCGAAACCGCGTTCATACCTCCAAACGGATCCGGTTGTGCGCCCGTCACAACGGCGTTAGACACTCCCCAACCCGTTCCGGTCAAAGTCGCGGAATTTTGCACAAAGTTGAGCAAGCTCCCGAGAGCGATTCCGCCCGCCTGTACCGATTGCCCTAAGAGCACACTCGCGGCGCCCGTGGTCACATTTCCTAATTTCGTTTGCGTGATCGAAGGATCAGACAAGTCGAGAATGAAATTCGACGACCCGTCTCGAAGTTTGAAAGTCGCCTGCGAATTGTCGGTGTTGTCCGCGTAAGACAATTGGAATCGCAGATCATTTTGCGCCGTTGAACTCCCGGTTGTGCGGAAACCTTTCATCTCAAACAGCGGAGAGGGATAGTTCGTTCCGGCTATACGCGCTTGCCAAGGGGATATGTTCATTGGTGCCCACAAGTTCAACCCCGTCTGATTGCCATAGAAGTTAAAGGTAGAGGCGGTTGGCGCGATGAGCCACGCCCATTGACCAGAAGCATTGCCCCCAATCGTAACCTTGCCATTCCAAATGGCCATATCGCACCCAAGCGATGTGTTGTAAGTTGCGATGTAGTGATTTTGCGCCCAATAGCACCAGGACCAGGTTTGCGCATTAGTGTTCCCCCCATAAACGTGCCCTTGCGGAGACGCGCCGCTGGTGGAGTATAGTTCCCCTTCCCAAATTGCGCCGCCCTTCCCAATCCAGTGTGTTTGTAATCCCCCCCAACTAGCGTTGAGGTTCAAATTGTTTCCAGCGTTGAGAGTAAATCCCTGGCTGATGTCGTTCGTCATGGGAATGGAGAACATTCCGTATTTGCCTGTGAGGTTGATCGGCGCGGTCGAAAAGCCCAGAGGATCGAGCACGGCCTTGGCCAGATTAGTGATGACAATTGAACCAGATGCCGAAGGATGAGTCTGATCGGGCGAGAAATTCGGCCCGTTCGACGCTCCCATGGCGGCGCGTGCGCCAAGCACATAGAAATTCTGGCCATCGCTTGCGATCAACGCCTGCACGGCCAGGAGGATGCTCTGGTAAGTGCCGGTGTACTGGGCATTGCCTACGTTGTTCAGAAGTTGCGGCACGTCCATCATGACCACGATAGGGTTCGTCGCCGCCGCAGGCGCGGGTGTACCCAACCACTGAAAATTCACGGTACCGGCGGCGGTCTGGGTGACCAGCACGGTATGGGCGCCAGGCGTGAAGCCGCTCAGGCGGAAACCCACGCACGGCTTCAGAACCGCGCCGCCGTTAGAGGTCGAGATCGGTACTCCGTTGTCGCCCCCGGTAATCCAAGTGCTGCTTCCGCCTATAGGATCAGTTTGATTGGCACCGTCGACGGCCAGCGTGAATGTAGCCGTGTTTCCGTTGCTCACCAGATAGCACCCTTCGAGTACTCCCGACGATCCCACCGTGATCGACTGCGAGAAGGTCGATCCGTTGGTGCTCGATGTAACTCCCATCCCCACCTGATAAGTCACTCCGTCATTGGTGAAACCGCTCTTAGTCGAACTCTGGAGAAAGTTCTTAGAGCTGTTAGGAATGAGCGCGGTGAACATCGTCCCTTCGAGCGTCCTCCGCGACAGGAGCAGATTCCCGGCGGTGTTGGCCCACTGCTGGGTGTCGTTGGTGAAGCATGTGTCCATCAGATACAACGACCCCGCCCCCGGCACAACCCTGGCCATGAACTGCCGCGCGTTGCAATCAAGCGATGTGTCCCCACCAATGGAATAGTTTGCGGACCCCGTCCCTCCGTAGGCTGCGGTGATAACATTGGCCCAGCCTAATCCCAGATCAACCAACCCGTTCCCATTGAGGGGGTTATAGCCCACGCCGATGGAATCGGCGTAGGTCTGGATAAGGGGCTTGGCGTTGGCCAGTGCAATTGTCGAGGTGAGATTGGCGTTTAGTTGTTGGCCGCCGGCCGTGACCGTCGCGGCCGCGACGCCCCCCACAACCGAGAGCCCATTGCTACTGTCGGTCGTGACACCCGGATAACTGAGCGAGCCGCCGATCGGCCCCGTCGGCCCCGTCGGCCCCGCCGGCCCCGTCGGCCCTGGCGGCCCCACCGGCCCGAGCGGTCCCGTAGATCCCGTCGGCCCAACCGGCCCGGTCGGCCCCGTCGGCCCCGGTTGCGTCACAATCTGCGCGCTCAAATTGGGTATGTACTGATCCCAATTACAGACGCCCGCGGTCGTACACCACGCCTGCGAGCCGGTCGCAGGCGGCCCCGAGCTCGCCGGCTGCACGCACGTGTACCCAGGCCCGAGCAGGTTGTAACCCGTCACGTTGTCGACAATCGTCACCGAGAAACAAACATTCACCGGCGAAGTAAGCGCCGTGTCGGCCAGGCTGATCGAATAGACGCCCGCCGTCACCGCGGTTGTCACCGGTTGCGATATCACCTGGCCGCCGTTCGTGCCGCCGACTTTGAAACTGATCGGCTTTCCATTGTTGTCGACGGGCGCAAACGATATCGTGCCACTCGCGAGCAGGCCGCCGGTTGCGTCACTGACGTGGCTCGCCGACACGGTTACAAAGCCCGATTGCGCGCCGAGTGAGCATGCGAATGCGAGCACGGCCGCGCCGGCCGCGAGAATTCTCGAGACATGCATAGAGAGCCCCCCAGGAAATTTCTAGGAAAGATTGATAAGCGAGAGCGTGCGCGACGTCGAAACGATCGGCGTCGCCGATGTCGTCGACGCCTGCACCGAAAAAACGTGCGTCGCGGCCGTCGGCGGCGGCGCGAGTAACTCCATCGGCGAAAGTTGCGACGCGCCGCTCGCATCGGTTGAAACCATCGACGGCCCCAGGATGACGGCGCCATCCATCAAAACCTGTACGCTCACGGGCACGCCCGAGCTCGGCGTACCACCCGAAACCGTGCATGGATAGGTACTATTGCCGCTCGTGTAATCGCTCGAGCCGGCCACAATGTTCACCGTCGCCGTCGCCACCGTGTAATTCGAGCCGCCGACGAGCGAAAGTGTCGGCGTCCAAATCGTGTTTGCGCCGGCCGGTATCCCTGGCGCAAACGACACGCTCGCGCTCGCGCCGGATCCGTTGCCGCTTATCGAAATGTTCACCGTCGGCGGCCCCGAACCTTTCGCGGTCCCGAACGACGTCCCGATGTTTGTCACCGCGCCGCCCGTGCCCCTGGCCGCGAATTGCATGGTGAGCGCCATCATCACCGGCAAACCTGTGAACGGAACCGACAAATTGCCGAGCTCTGGCAGGTTCGCCATGCCGGTTGTCGATATCGGCGCATTCGGCGTCGTGCCGACAAAAATCCACGTGCCCGTGAGCGGTCCATACGGCGGGTGACCCCAATTGAAATTTGTAACCTCAACCCAATCGCTCGCCGCCAGGTTCCCTCTGAGAGCCCGCACCCGCACGTTTAAGCTCGTGATCGCCTCGAGCCCGGTCAGATAGCACGAGGTCGACGCGCCGTCGAACATGCCGGCATCAATCCAGGCGCCCGAAAGCAAGGCGCCGCTCGCGTCGGCATACTGCACTTGAATATGCCCGCCGATGTTCACGTACACGTCGTCGGGTGGCGTCCACTGAATTAAAAGCCGCGGCACGGACAACCCGTTCGCGAGCATGAGCGCGGTCGCCGTGTCATCCTCGAGCGTGAGATTTGTCGGCGCCGCCGGATTGGCCGAAATCGCGCCAGGATTGGCGGCGATATCGTACGGCGTCAATTCCTCAGCCGCCGACCACTCGTAGACGTCGGGCGCCGTCTCCTGCACGGTTATAGAAGTTGTGAGCGCGACGGCGCCGCTCTCGCCGCCCGCCGGCTCGGCCACAAAATCAACCCGCGTAACCTCGAGATACTTGTTCGCCCAACTCATTTGAGCGAACGTGAATTGCATCACGTCGGCCTCTTGCATCGCCCAAGCCGCCAGGCCCATGCGAAACGTGCCCGAGCCCTGCATGCGATTGCGCATCAAGATGATTTTTGCAACCCTCTGCGCCTGCACGATCGAGAGCACGCCGCGGAGCGTAATCTCCTGCGGCAATTGCACCCCGCCGTCTTCGGTCAGATAGACGTCGCTCGCGAAACCGTGCAACGGATCGACGGCGTATTGAGGAAAGTTTGTAGGCTGAAAAGCAAAGGCCCAAATATTGTCTTTTGTCCCGTAATACCATCCGTTGTGATCGTACAAGTTACCCGCGGTCGAATAGGGGAAGTTAGGCGCCGTGTAAGTTCCGGTTACTCGGTTGATTAGCTCGCGGAAACTCCGGTAAGGATTCCAAACCAGCGCCTCGATGAGCGCGCTTTGATCGAACGTGAAACTCGGCCCTTGCCAGTATGCCGGCCAGATGTACCACTCGCCGGCGATGTAACTCAGCCGGCCGGCGGCGCACGGCATCATCATGCCGAGCGCATCGCCCGGCGACGCCGACGTGTCGTAGTGCAAATTGAGCGTATAGCGCGATTCGTTGCCCTGGCTCGTCGAAACCTGCTCGTCGCACACGTTCGCCGCGGCAATCAATTGCGCCTGATTCACGTTCGGGTCGCCGACGCCAAATTGAACGTCGGTCAAAACATCGGCGACGCACAACGCCCAGTTGGTTGTAAAAGTCGACTTGCCCGAGCGCGGGTCGAAGATGCGGTTTTTGCCGTTGACTGTGATTCGTATCTCGGGATACGTGGGAAACATGGCCGCATCGCGGCCGACATTCAAATACAGGTAAGCGCACCCGCCGACATACGGCGTCCCTGGCGACGCGCTCGGCCGCGAGAGCCAAAGCGGGTCGTTTGTGGCGAGCTCTTGAATCACGTCGCCCGGTATCTGATCCCCGAATCGAACCTCGGCATACACTTTGCCGTCGAAATTATAGTGTTGCCCGCCTGGCCCGATTCCGTATCCCAGGTGATAGCCGCCGCTCGTCGGGTCAGGGTCGTCAGAACGAGAATGCCCGCCGAACGTGTACGCGCCTTGAATCTCGGCCGTCGGCGGCGACGTGTAGCCCGAGCCGCCCGCGGTCACGTGCACAACCCAGGCGCCAGGCCCGCCGGTTGCGTAAGCTACAGCCCCGGCCCCGCCGCCGCCATAGATGCGCACCCTGTAGCGCGCCGGCGCCACGTTCGCGAATCCCGAGCCGCCGGTCGCCGTAATCGCCGACACCGCGCCGCCCGAGAGCGTAACTGTGGTTGCCGGCGGGCTCGAGACTTTGCCGGCGCCGACATTGCCGATGTAACCGTCCGATCGAAAGAACACCTGGCGGCCGTCGAGATAGACGTTTTGAACGCAATCAATCTCGTGCGTCGCGAGCACGATCACAAAGTTATAAACATACGTCCCGCCCGAGCCGCCCGCGCCCGTCGTCGACTGGTAAATGGTCGTCCCGCCGACGCGTTGCGTCCCATAGATGATTTGCCGGAAACCCGCGGCCATGCGGGTCGTAATGTTCATGCCGCGGTTAGTCGTGAGCGCGCTCGCGATAAGCGAGCTCGCGCCGGTAACCGCCAGGCCCGCGCCGGCCGCGATAATTTCGTTCATCATCGCAATCGTGATTCCGAGCGAAGCCGGCGTCAACACAAAAAACCCGAGCGCGGCAATCGTGACGCCGACCCCAATCATGGCCGCGCCTTGAATTGCCTTAGACATGCCAGGCCCGCCGAATTTCAGTTATCGGGAAGCGTTTTACCTCGAGCTCGCCGGGCGTGACTACTTCGCGGCCGTTCGGACTGACGAGCGCGAGAATCAACCGGCCCCCATCCTCGATTGAGCAGATATCGCCCCGTTGCGCGTAGAGCGGCCCCTCGAGCTCGGCGAACCCGTATTTGCCCGCGCAGTATTCGGCCGCGTGCTCAACCGTCACCGTCGCGCCGGCCGCGGCGCCGATCACGGCACGAATAGAAGTGAACGCGCCGGCCTCGTCGACGTACCCGCGAAAGTCGGCGGCGATATCGACGCCCGTCATCGCTGCGACGGCATCGGCCACAAAGAGAGCGCAATCGTTCTCGCCCCACTTGAACGGCATGAAACGCCGCTCTATCAAAAACTGCTCGAGCAACCTCGTGTCCCAAAATGGCCGCCGCTCCAAACTCAACCCCATTTCAACGCCTGATCGTTTAGCTGCTCGACCCACTGAAACGCCGAATCGTCGACATAGTAGAGCCGCTGATCGGCGGCCGTGTAGCGGCGCGCGTTCGCCCGCTGCAAATTGGTGAGCCGCGTCTCGAGCGCGAGCGCGATGGTTATCTCTTGCAGGCCCGGCGTAACTACCGGCTTGTCTACCAGGCCCACAAACAAGGGATACGGCGTCCCGAGAATGTTCCCCGCCGGATCCAGTAACGCGAAACTAATCCTGGCCGGCGCCCCTAGTTGTATGTCGGTCATTGATTCGGAAAAGAGATTCGAGTCAATCCCGCTCAAAGCTACAGTCACGCCACCCGCGGCCACCTCGACGCCGGCGCCGATTCTCGAGATACGGCCGAGCGAGCCGACGCCTAAGTATGTATGCCCGGCGTAAACCAGGTTCCCGACGCCGCTCCAAATGTAGGAAACCTCTGACCGAAAGTGAATCTCGGCGAGCAGCGCCGGCCGGATGTTGTTGTCTTCGATCGAGCCCGGCCCCGAGAGCATCGCCGCCGATATATTTCGCGGCACTCAGCGAACCTCGGCCAGTTTGAAACTCATCGTCGTAAGCCGCATGGGCGAAAACTGCACCTCGCGCCGGTTGTCGGCCAGGCGCCAGAGCCCGAGCGGCTTTGAAAGAATGAGCGGCGAGCCCGCGGCCGGCGACTCGCGCAGGCTCGGCCAAATGAGAATCGTCGCCAGGCCGCCAGGGTCCGCGGATATCTGCTCGCAATTTCGGTACAGGTGATAGCCGATTTGAAAGAGGTCGCCGCGCAAGAGCACCCGCGCCGTGTTCGCCTTCCAACCCCCGGTTGTGATCGACGTCGCCATTGCGTTATTCGTGCCCGTCAAGACGGGCGCCGAGCCCTGCGCATTGCCGAGCGGCGTTTGCCGGCGTGGATCCCCGATTTGAAACACGTTCAAGACGCCGCGCAGGCTCGCGAGAAAGCCCTCCCATTCGGCCGCCTGCGCGTTTGTGAGCGGCGGCATGTTAACCGTTGCGTCCCAGGCATCGGCGCCCGGCCAGGCCTGCGCCTGCGTCTGCGCGGGCACATACGGCGACGAGACGATCGCAACGGCGTCATTCATGCCGAGCGCCATGTCGGCGGCGCCTGGCGACGTTGGCAGAGTCGCCAGGTGGTAGCTATTCGACCCGACGGTAATCCATTGCATGTTAAGCCGCCCTCAAACGCGCGCCCCGCTCGGCCGCCTGGCGTTGTAGTTGCGCATTGTCTCAACCGTCATCGCCGGCAATTGCGCCATGTACGCGCCCATCGTGCGATGTACGGCGGCCTCGACGGCGGCCGGATCCCCGGCGCCGCGGGCGTCGACGTTTATCACGTGTGAAACCGAGCCGCCGGCCATGTTGAGCGTACGGTTTGAAACGATGCGGCCCGAACTCGACGGAACAAACAACTCCGGCCCCGACTCGCCGACAACCGCGGGCATCCCGCTCGGGATAGCGCCACCCCCTTGCAAGTGAAGCAAACTATGCACCAGCCAACCCCCAAACGAGGCAATGCCCGAGCCGGCCGACGTTGCACTTTTACCTAATACTTTCGCGGCCTCACTACCCGCCGACCCGACTAAATCGGCGCTGCGCGTCCACATTGCCGTCGCGGCCGTCGCGCCCAATTTACTTAAACCCGGAATCATCTTGCCGATCGAGCCCTCGGCCAGTTTGAGCCCCGAGCCGGCCATGCCTGAAAATATTTGCTTGCCGGCATCTTTCCATTGCCCTCTGTGGTACGGATCCGTCAAGGTGCGCAGAATAGCGCCGTTGATCGTACTCACGGTCGAATTGAGCGCGTCTTTGACGTGCGCCGGAATGTCGGTAAATTGCGCGGCGAGCTCGCCGGCCGAATCTTGCAATGCGCCGAGCGCGGTCGCCGCTCTTTTCGTGGCTGTATCAACCTCGCCTTGACGCTCCACGCCGGCGCCGTGTTTTTCGGCCATTGATAAGGGAAAATTCGCGCCGGCATTCTGCGCCGTGCCGAATGCCTGGCGCCATTCCTCGGCGCCGGTCGCGTGTAGTTGCTCGGTCGCGAGCGCCGCGGCCGCGCGGGAAAGTTGCCCGCGCTGCTCTTGCAGTTTGATCGACTCTTCGCCGATTTTCTGCGCCGCCTCAATCTCGGCCGCCGTGTTCTCAAAATTCGCCCTCGCCGCCTGCTCGTGCTCTTTCGTCGACTGATCAATCTCGCGTTGAGACTCGCGCAACCCGGTCATAATCGCGTCGCTGATCCGTAAATCGTCGGCCTTTTGCTGCTCAAATTCGCGGTTGCCCTCAATCCAACCGCTCAACAAATCGGCTTGATATTTCTTGTTCGCGGCGGCCGCGGCTTTGTTCGCTTCTTCGGTCGCGGCGATTAGCAACGGCGAGTTATGTTTGACCGAATCGGCGAGCGCCTGCCAATACACGGCCTCTTGCTGAACCGAAAAATCGGTTACCGCTTTTACGGCCTCGAGCTCGCGGCGCCACTCCTGCATTTGTTTTTCGGCGGCTTGCTTCTGCGCGTCGAGCGCATCCTTGCGTTTTACCTCTTTGTCGACGGCATCTTTGGCCGCCTGATCCGACATTGTGCCTTGTATCCTGGCCTGCTCGTCGGCTTGCTGCTCCTGCAAATGAATGGTCGCCTCGAGCTCGGTATCGACGGTCGAACCGATGCGCATTTTGGTTTGCTTCGTCTCGCCCGTCGCCGACAAATAGGTACTCCGGCCGGCCTGCACGGCCTCGAGTTCGTTGCGCCGCTCGAGCAACGAATTGAAATATTTCACACTCTCGTCTAGTTGATCCTGCTCGGTCGTCGCCTCCCGCAATGCTTTCGAGTGATCCTTTGCTAACTTCTGCTCGTAACCCGTGCCGCTCGCACCCGTTATAAATTGCTCCATCGCGCTCGGCGCTTCCTCGGCGAGCAGTTTGCGCGCGTCGTCGGTTGCCTTGATCAAATCCAGGTCGAGTTTTCTCGCCTCGACGGCCGTGCGCGTCAGTTCCTCGGCGAGCGCGTTCTCCGGTTTGTGCTCAAGTTTCGCGAGCTCGTTTTGTAAGTGAATCGTCGACGCGTCGAGCTCGAGATTCGAGAGCCGAACCGCATCGCGCGATTTTTCCCAGGCCTCGGCATTCTTCTCCGCGGCCTCGCGCGTCTTCTCCATGAATTCGTAAACTTTTTTGCCGGCCTCGAAAATCGCGAGCCCGATTCCGACCACCGCAACCGCGGAAAAGGCCGCCGACATGGCCGACGCCACGCCCGGCAACTCGGCAATGAATGAGCGGATATGCCGCGGCAATTGCACGCCGATTTGTTCGCCGAGTAGAGCAATCGTGCCTTTCGCCTCAGTCATTTCGTGCTTAGTCGTCGCGGCCGCCGAATGCATGCCGCCCTCAAGCTGCTTTAGTTGCGCTTTCGCTTTGTCGAGCGCGGCCGAGTAAGAGGTCGAATCAACCGCGAGAATAATTTTGACGGATCCGGCGGCCTCGGCCATTTGTGCCCTCTTTCCCTGAAAACATAAAAGCCGCCTCGCGGGCGGCTTGTTTTAGTGCGGCGAAAACTTGCCTAGTTTAGTTGAAAACTCCATGCCAGTTGATACCCGAGAGAATGATTCCGATGATAGCCGCCGCAATCAAGTTCCCCAGGCAAACTCCCCAGGCAATGCGCATGATGGTTAACGGTTTGGCCGGCGTCGCGGCCGCGGTCGCCGGATTATTTCTCTGATTGCGTAGCGTGCCCCAGATTCCAAGGCCGATAATGGCCGCGCAGAACAGGCCCGCGATAAGGATAGTAAGCGTTTGGGTTGTCATGCTGTTTTAGACGTGCCCGGCCCTCAAAAAAGGCAGGTTTCTAACCTAAAAGTTGCATTCTCAACCACCTGGCGGCGCCGGCGGCTTTCGATCCCTCACCGCGGCCATAACCGACGAACCGAGCGGCGAGCGTAGAAAGAGCGCCGCCAGGCCGATTACCGCACCTTGCACGGCGATAAAAAACTCGTCTTTCAATCCGTTCGCAAGATTGAATTTCGACGGATCCATCGCCGCCGCCGAGAGCGCCGCGGCCGCGCCGCCGCCGATCGCGACGGCCGCCGACTTTAACCATTCCCGTGTGTTCATGTTTTCGCCGCCTTTTCAACCCCGAGCACTAACTCATTACAGCAAACCGCCGCCGCTTCTTCGCGCGCGGCCTCGTATGCCGGCCGGACGAACGGATGCGCCGGCACGGCGCCGACTTCGCGGCCAGGCCCGCGGCGTTTACCGCTCCCCAAAACTTTCGAGTAACCGCCGTGAACCTGCCTATGCCCGTACTCGACCCACTCGGCCGCGCGCCGCGTGTATTTGCCTGGCCGCACAATCACGGCCGGAAGCGCCGGCCCGCCGTCGTCGGTTGTGCCGAGAACCGAGTCGATATCGTTTTTCAAAGCACCCGGCGGCAATGCCGTTCCACTCGAGCCACCCGAACGCACCGGCGCCCTGGCCCGCACGGCGAGCTCGAAAACCTGGCCCGCGGCCTTGAGCGCATCGCGAATAATGCGCTTTGCCTGCTTGTCGCCGAGCTCGCCGAGTTTTTGATCGAGCTCTTTCAGCCCGGTAACCTGCGCCGTGAATCCGCCCATTGCGCCTAACCTCCCGCGGGCGCCGCCGGCGCGCCGAAAATCTGGCGCATGCGGTCGGCAATCTCGCCGCGAAACTTCTTTGTCAGCCGGCGCCGCCGCGGCGTGCCGGCCCCGGCCGCGCCAGGCCTGGCCGCCGACGGCATCAGGTCGGCGAGCTCGAGCGGTTTCGTCGGCCGATAAAAACTATGGTTGATTAAATCAACCCGGAGTAGCGCAATCATGCGATGCGTGTCGCGTTGACTCTCGCGCCAAACCTCGAGCATCTTGAAAAACGCCCGCGGCGTGAGTGAGAAAAACTCGCCTTTCGAGAGCCCCATGCGAATCCGCGCGAATGCCCACATATCAAGCCACGCCGGCGGCGCCGTCACGCTACGGCGGCCGCGGCGTTTATAGGGTCGTCGGCGGCATCCTTCGTTTCGACGCGCGCCCGTGCCCAGGCCTCGCGAATCGCAATCGCAACCGGATACAGGTCCGGTATCTCGAGCAACTCGGCGGCCTCGTCAAACGATAACTCAGGATGAAACACCCGCACCGCGGCCGCGAACACGAGCCGCGTATTCGCCATGTTCTGTTTTGGCAATGCTTGGAGCAGGTTAACTTCGTTGTCGGTCCCGACGAGCCCGAGCTCGCGATTGATTGCCGTCTCGGCTTCAGAAAGCGCGCCGACGGTAAAGCATAAGTAATACGTTTTGCCGTTCACCTCGACGGGCGTTTTCGGTAACGTCGCGTCGGCAATCGTGCCCGCGATTTTTTTTTGTTTCATTTTGCTCACCCCACTTTCAAAAAAAGAGCCGCCGAAAACAACCGGCGGCCCCCGAGAAACAAAAGCGGCGGCGAGAAACTACGTGCCGACCGTTACCACGCTCGGCCCCGATACCTGCAAATCGGCCGAGAATTCAACCTGCTTGGTTGGCGAAACGGAAAAGTCGAACGAGAGCACAATCGCCGTAAACGCAATCGTGTCGCCAGCCGACGATTGCGCGCTCGTCTTCGGCAGAGTGATAAGAAACGGCGTCGGCGCGCCCGATTGATAAGCCGCCTCGGCCGCCACCTGGCCGGCGTCGCCGCTCACCCGGTTGCCTTTGATGTTCACGGTTGCCCCCTCGCGAACCGTGCCGATGTATTCGGCATCCTTGCCTGATTCGAAGTTAGTAACATTCGCCGTTGCCCACTTCGGCCGATTCACTGGCAGGTCGGAAACCTCGCCGAGAACAACTCCCGGCGATGTTCCGATATCGATCATGGTCCCTGCTCCGGTTTGCGCTTTTGTTCCCGTGTATCCCGCCATTTGCTTTTGCTCCCTTCAGTTAAATTGGCATGTTAAAGAAAACGTAGAATTCGGCCATGCAAGAGAAATAGCGCGTCGAGCCCGGCTCGATATCTAAGCCAGGATTGAGCAGATTACACGTATCGATCCACGTGCCGTCGCTCAATGTCTCGTGTCGCCACTGCTTGAGCGCGACGGTTGCCGCATAGCGCAAACGCATCGCCTCGCCGCCGTCGGCCGAGTACGCGGTTATTTCGATTCGCTGCCTGATCGGCCCGGCGCCATCTTCGAAAATCGCCGCGCCCTCGCCGCCGACGCACTTGTACACGACGCACGGATATACCTCGCCTTGCGGCGGCGCCTGAATCGCGAAGATGCGGCCGGCCACAATCGCCGCGACGCCGGCGTCGTTCTCGAGCAGAGCCGCGAGCCCCTCTTGCATCATTGCGGATTAACCTCGGAACACAAGAGCTCGAGAACGCGATTGCGTTGGAGCACGTTTCTTACTGCCTGCACAACAAACACACGCGTGCCCCAAATGACCCGATAGTTAGCGCCTATAAACGTCGGCGTCCATCGAATCGTTACCGTCTGCCCAATCTGTGAGACAAGTTGCCCCATCTCGTTAACCTCGGCGCCGCCGACAGCCTCGATCGATGCGCGCACGGTTAACACCGTGTCGTAAATCGCCGGCGTGATCGACTGGCCGAAAGAGTCGCCGGGCGCCGTGCGCGGCTTTTGAATCTCAACCAGGTGCACGAGCTCGCCGGCGCCGATCGATGGATTTGTGATCGATCTCAACACGGCCGGTAATCTCCCCAGGTAATGACATGCGGCCCGAGCAGGGAATCGATGCCGAACGGCACGCTCGTAAGTTTTAGATCGGTTGTCGCTTCAGGATTGCGGTAAGCGTGCCCGATCAAAATCAAAATCGCCTGCGTGATATCGCCGGGCAAATCGTCAACGTCGTAGTCGACCGTCAAGGCCTGGCCGGCGAGCGCGCCTGGCAGAGTCAACGTACTAACGCCGGTTATCGCATCGGTTGCGAGCACGGCGCCTTGAACCGCGGCGCCTGTTCCGTCGACAAGCCGCTCGAGCCCGGTCGCCCAGGCCTCTTTTAGTTCATACGTCGACGTCGCGCCCGACGGCGCCGGCACGACAAAGGCCTCGCCGACAACCGCCGAAACAAAATTCGCAATCTCGTAATTCACCCGAACCGAGCCCGGCATGTATTGCCCTTGCCACGGCCAGTAATAATTGAACGGCGTGAGCCGCGCCGGCACGCTCGACAAATCGGCCTGATAGAGCGAAGGGTCGAGCGTGATCACGCTAAAACTGTTGCCGTCGAGATAGGAAATCGAATTCACCTTGCGCGCCTGGCCGCCAGGTAAATCGATCACCACCCGATTCGCGATTTGCGACGCAACCGGCCACCCGATTCGATCGGCCGGCCCGATCACCGTGTCGTAGTTCGCCGCCAGGGGAAAATTGTCGATCGTGCGCGCCCAGGTGCGATTGAATAGCGAGCCCTGCAATTTGTTCTCGACGTAGTTGCGCGCCGCGCCGATGTAAACCTCGAGTAACTCGTCGTCGTCGGTAAAGGTCGGCGACACGCGGCACTGTTGCTTTGCGAGCGCCAGTGTCACGGGCTCTAAAAGCGGCGCAGAAATCGGGCGGGCGTTGAGCATTGTCTAACGTCTCCTGCGCGCGGCATTCTCGCGCGGCCGCAAAATTGCCTTCTCTTTGGCCGCGGTCGTCGGCGCCTCTTGCGGCCGGCGCATCGCGTCATGATCCGGCCCCGCGGCCAGGCGCACGAACCCGAGCGCGAGCCACTCGCGCCCGAGCTCGTCTGAAACCTCGAGCGCCTCGCCTGGCCGAATCGGCCGCGCCAGGTCTAAATCCTGCGGATAGAAATTTTGAATCGCAATCAATCGCACGTCGTCACCAAAAAAAGAGCGCGGCGCCAGGTTTAGGCGCATCGGAAGCGGCGCCGCGCTCAGGTAAAAACGTTAAACGTGAGTTTTCAGGCCGACACAAGGATGCGTGCCCGCATCGGTCACATTGCCGCCGGCGCGCATGTAGGCCAGGAAACCGACCATCAGTTGATCGGCGTATCTTTCGTCGAGCCGCTGCATAGTCATCTCGCCGTCATTGCGGAGCAAATACTGTTCCTCAAGGTCGCCGTAAATGATCCCATAAGCCGCGGCGACGGCCGCCGACGGAAGATAGGCCGTCAAGCGAATCGGGAAACCGAGAATCTGATCGAGCATCCCGGTTTGAGGATTCGGCAGGAAAAGCGGCCTGTTAAGCGTGTCAAGCAAACCCATTGTGTAGTTGCGGCTCGCCTTGTTCATGTACCACGCGGCGCTCGGCTCATAGGACACG